AGATGTTACTTCTTTGAAGACTAAGATCATTAAGATGGAGCCTTCAGAGATGGCACCAACACCAGTAGGTGATAAACCTCCCTTCTAAGTGTAGAAAAGAAAAAGGGGCTTCATGCCCCTTTTTTTTGTTTTGATATTTCTTTTGACCATTTGGCTAGCTTTACAGTTTTGCCTAATTCTTCAGGGTATTTTCTTTTAACCCATTTCCAAAAATCAGGTAGTCGCATGATACTTAAATTGTACTTTGCTCTAGCTTTTTCGTATGCTTTGATTCTTGCTCGTTGAGCTTTTCTTTTAGCATCCATACTTACATATTTTTTAGATCATCAATAGCCCAGTTAAGATATACAACGGCCTTTTCAAGATCCTGGATGTTAGATCCCTTGTGGTCTTCTCTCCATATATATTTGACTGCGTTGCCTTTACAGAAACCTTTGAACTCTTCTGCCGTAAGCATAGATCTCATAGCCTCTATATACTCTATCTCACCCCTAGTGTAGTGAGGTGGTTGGTTTACTAAATCTTCACTCATTTTATGCCCCCTTACGCTAAACGAATTATTGCGTTGTTAACTTTTTCTATTTGTTTTTTTTGATTTACATAATGTGGGTAAAGAAAATGTCTTCTTATGTAATGTCTTACCGTTTCTTTTCCAAAGTTGGCTTGGACAGTTATTTGACTCAGAAATTTACCTTGTCGCAATTCATTTCTTATATGATTTAGATTTTTTTCAATTACAAAATTATCGTGACTTACAGCCTCTCTCTGTTTTTCATTAAAATAATCATAAAGATCATGCTCATGTAAATCTCTCAAATAACGTGAAACTAATGGTATTGATCTATTAATTATTTTAGCTATTTGCTCTAAAGTTTTGCCTGATTTTCTAAGATCTAAAATTTTGTAATGTATGGGTGTTAAATTAATAGAAATATGAAAATTTAATAAAGGATCTAAATCTTCATTCCATCTTTTTAACAAAACTTCTTTTAAAACTTTACTACGAAATTGATATTCTTTAGAAGGTCTAGAATATTGTTTTAAATATAACTTGCGCCATTCAAAGTATTTTAATGTGCCGTAATGTCTTAATCCTATATTTATCTCTTTTATAAGACCTTCCTTTTTTATTTCATTTCTTAATTTTGTTTTTTCTACAGATTCTTTCACATTTAGATCACGTTTTTTTGCCATAAATAAAATTTGTCTTACACGTTCCCTACTAAGCCCATATTTATTTCCAATACTTTGTAGTGTAGAGTCATAATCATTGTTCCATTCATCTAATATTTCTAAGTTTCTTTTTGAAAATACTTTCTTTTTCATTACTCCTCTCCCCAGCCTTTTAGATCTACGTTAACTATATTAGGTGAGTTGTATATGGTGGCTTCCTTACCGTTTAATACTGCGTTGTATTCACCCAGCAGATGCTCCAGCTTTAACCAGCCAGATGTCATGTCCTCATGTTTCATCTTGAAGATCTTACTTGCATACGGTTTCTTCTTTTCTTGTGCCACAAAGATAAAGTCAACCACATTAAACCCAGCTTTCTCATATCCGCGTTTATACCAAGCGGCTTGTAGTTCGTATTGATACTTCCTAATGGATGATGTAAAGCCCCTGACAGAACAATCAGTAGTAGTCTTATAATCAACTAGGATTATAGATTTCGGATCGCTAGATGGATCTAAGGGGTATCTAAGCACATCAGATTTAACTTTCAGTAATAGATCCTTTTCCCACCAGAAGATCGCTCTTTCAAACGGAGAGTTAAATACTTCTGGATATTCACCTTGTACTGCTGACAAATGTTTGTGTCCTTCTGGTATTAAGGCTTCTCGCATACTGTATACGGTTTCTTTATCCTTAGATGATATAACGGTTAGCCCTCTATCTTCATACTCCTTCTTTAGTTCTTTATTAGCGTTGGTGTATGGAGATCCACTTAGGCAAACTACATCATTAACAAAGGCCTCTTCTCCCTCAACAATCAAAGAATGTGCGGCGGTCCCAAACTTCATAGCTGGTGTTGTCTCGTTTTCTTCTTCAAATGCATGGAGCTGGCTTTGTCCAAACCTTCTTATGTTTGATGATGATACTCCTGGAGCTTCATGATAAAAGTTATGTTCCATATCTGGAAAATAAACTGCGTCTCCCAAGATTACATGTTCTTGGTTTTCTAATATTTCTGGTAGTTCGTTCATTTGGTTCCTCCATTTATTTCTACTTCTCCATCACTTGTTAAAAATAGATTTACATTTCTATTCCTCCATATATGAACATACTCTGGTGCGGCTTCTGAATCTTCTACATATACGGTTATGTCTCCAACCTTTATGTATGCACATTGGTCATTTCTTTTATCAATTTCTATCATGATTCCTCCTCTTCTATCAAAGTAAATAATTTATTAACACTATTAGAGCGCAAAGTTTCTCCTTTATGCCAACGTCTCAAAGTTCTAAAATCACAAACTTTTGCCGACAACATTTTATAAGATTCATCTTTGCTAAACCCTCCGTCCATCAACATTTCAAGTTTTCTATCTATTTGTTTGCGCAAGATGTTTGCTTTTTCAGATCTTTCCTTTGTATGTTTCTCTATTTCTTTAAACTTCATGATGCCTTCTCTAATTTTTCAAGTGCATCAGTTATTTCTTTAATGCATTGGGTTAGTTCAGATATGTTTGTCTGAAGGTGAAACAAAGTATAGTTTAATTTATCCTTTGTAAGCTCTCGTTCTACATGGTCATGTAGATTGTTGGTGGATGTCTCAATAATAGCATCCAGTTCTTTTCGTATATCCATAGTACTCTCCTAAAGTATTTACTGATAAAATATGTAAATTGTATTTTATTGTAAAAAGTATATAATGTCTACACTTAGTAATTTAGGAGATTGCATATGAGTAGAGAAAAAAAAGATTACGTAGTTATGGATGACGACATGACTATAGGTTGCCCTAATCATGGGGACTTCTTATCTACACCTTTTGAACACCTACAAGGTTTCGGGTGTCCGATATGTAGGCATGAAGAAGTAATGAAGGTTATAAAGGATATGAATGACCGTTTAGACTATTGCATTGAGCATGAAGCTAACGCGGCTGACAATCATACTCCAATACAAGCTGGTAGTTACTCTATGATACTTCATGAGATGTACGGCAAAACAAAGAAGATCTTGGATGAATATCAAGAGGTTCGGGGTAAAACTAAGGTATAGTTCATATATGAATGAATGTAAGAATAATGAACCTCAGATAGGGACTACGGCTTTAGCTATTTGTGATTGTGGTCATTGTTACCCTAAAGCTATAGCTCAAAAAGATCTTTTAGAGAAAGTTACGCGTGGTTTACTTTACGTTCAGAGTTTAGATAAATGACATTAAAAGTAGTTCCTATAAAGGATAAGATGGCGAGACCTACCCTCCAGGAGACGGTAGAACGGCTGAATCATATGTTTAATGGATATGAACAAAGAGGTGAGGAGAAACTCACCGTAGTCTTATCAACATTAAGCTATTGCATCTGGAATCTACAGAAGATTACAGAGGATGATCAAAGCACACTTGATATGATAGATGAGATCTTGAATCAATACATGGAAGTAAATAGGCATGAAAGTCTGTTTAATAACTACGTTTTATTTGAGGCTTTAACGCCAAAATCGGGCTCAGATGATGACTAAAGCATTATTGTCCTATTATTGTCATAAATGTATGACGGTCAAAAAGCCTATAACTAGGCGGGTTTCGGGATTATTTTATTTTTTTCATTTTTGTCACAGGAAAATAGAGAATACAGAGTAAAAATAGTATAAATATCTTGACTGGATAATTCCAGGTAAGGTATCCTCTCCATACACTTTAGGGTAATGTGGGGGTAGGTATATATAACTACTTTGTCTCTAAACTGCTAAATATATATGGGATATAGAAAAAACAAACTTGAATATGAACCCATCCTTGCTCCAGAAGATGAAGCACCCATTGAATACGCTAATCTAGACAACTCCCTTAATCGCAGACAACGAAACTTTATATGGCAAGCTGTTAATAATCCTCGGCTTACTCTCGTAGAGTGCGCTCATAAGGCTGGCTACAAAGATGCCAGACAATCGGCTAATAAACTAATGAATCATCCTGTTATACGCAAGGAGTATAACTATCTGATGAATGAAGCTAAGAAGAAGTATGAGTTGAATTATGATCGGGCAGTTCAAGATCTATATGATATTCGGGACAAGGCTTTGGAGGCCGGATCCTTTAACGCGGCAATATCGGCCCAGAATAGCCTGCTCAAGGTCGGGGGCCTGGTTGTTGATAGGAAAGAAGTTATGTTCGGGAAGATAGATCAAATGAGTCGGGAAGAGGTTGAGAAACGCCTGGAACAACTGATGGGAAGTATTACGGCTATAGATCCAGTAGATCTACCAGCTCCAGGAGATCCTGCTGAGATGGTAGATGAGGCTGATACTTTGGAGGCACTAGAGGAAGAGGACTTACAGACTGCAAGCCCTCAAGAGGTTGAAGGGGAAGTTATTTCTGATTAGGTCTATCTAGTACAAAGATAAGCACATATAAGAACAAAGCAAGCCAGAATAAGAAGGTCATGATTGGGGGGTGATACTTATCAGACACATACTTTTAGGAGAGTAGAGAAGATTTTGAATCAAATCCAACAAGTACCACTCCGTTATGATACTGATAATACGGTTATTAAGCAACTTAGCTTTTCTCCTTTATAAATTCGTTGTACGATTCAATTACCATAGGTTCTCTACCTACAACTACTTCTTCATACTTTTCTTCTCTTAAACAGTTTTGCGGATTTACATCCATTTGATAGCTTGCTTGTCTCTTAGCTTCTTCAAGAGATTTACATTTAATATGGTAATAACCAATAGTTTTTCTCTCTGCTCTGATCATATAACTTTTCATTAGCTTTTCTCCTCATAGCCTTCTTGCCAATCTCTGCAAGGTTTTTGACTTATATAGAAATATGCACTTTTATCGCCTAAACGATATTCTTTGAGCATTCTTATAGCTTCTTTACGAGACTCAAATTCATCAACAGTTTCTAAGTACCCGTAATCGCCTTTTCTTTGTATATATCTCATTAGCTTTTCTCCTCTTTTAACTTCCATATAACAAATTTCAATAATTCTTGAGCATCTTGAATACGTCTTGTTTGTTTTTCTTCTTCTAATAAAGAATTAATATATTTTAAATTTGATACTTCATTCATTAGCTTTTCTCCTTGAGTTTGTTTCTAGCTTTAGCGGATTGTAATATTCTGTTCCACCTGTTGCCTTTCTTACGTTTGCC